CCGCGTCGAGGAGAAGCTGCTTCGAACTACCCTCGACCTGCACACGCGGTTGGCGAACCTCGTCGGTCTGCTCCAGACGCAGAAGACGCTGGCGACCGTGGACGGTGAGGCGCTGTATCAGTACTGCCGGCTGTTCGCAGAGACGGAAGCGATCGCCGTGACGCAGCTTGAGACGGCGCAGACGATCGACCTGCTCGAAGAGAACCTGAGCGGGCCGAAAGAGGAGCGCGAGAACTTGCTGCAGGTCGCACAGGAGATCACCAAGCTCCGGCAGCTCGAGGCCCGCTACACCACGCAGGTTCGCCAGGGGCGCATGGCGCTGCGCGCCTATCTCGTGGAGTTCGGTTTGACGCCATCGGCCCGTGCGCGGGTGAAGGTGACGAGTGGCAGCGACAAGGACGACAAGCCCAAGAGCCCGCTCGCGCAACTCCAGCAAGCCGCGCGGTCGCTCCGGTCGGTCAACTAGCCGCTGGGCGGCGTTCACACATCGTACCGACCTCTACGCCCGCCGTGTCCTCGGAGACGCACAGGCGGGTGATCCGATCGTGGCGGGGCCGCTGGTGCGGCTGGCGTGCGAGCGGCATCTGCGCGATCGCGAACTCGCCGCCAGCGGACATCCGGACGGCTGGCGCTTCTCAGAGACGCACGCAGACGTCGCGATCGGGTTCTATGAGACGGTGCTGCGGTTGCCTGACGTCGTGGACGAGCACGGCGACGAGAAGGCGTTTCACCTCGAACCGGCCCAGGACTTCATCATCGGCTCGCTGCTCGGATGGCTCGGGCCTGACGGCTACCGGCGCTACCGCGAAGCGTACCTCGAGATGGGCAAGGGCAACGGCAAGACGCCGCTGCTGGCCGGCCTCGGGATCTTCGGGCTGGTGATGGACAACGAGCGCGCCGCGGAAATCTACGCGGCGGCGGTGAACCGGAACCAGGCCCGCATCATGTTCCGGGATGCCGAGCGGATTCGGGCGGCCTCGCCAGAGATCGCCGGGATGGTCACGCAGACGGTGAACAACCTCGCGTGCGGGCTGTCGTTCTTCCGGCCGTACTCCCGCGACGAGGGCATGAAGAGCGGCGTCCGGCCGCACATGGCGCTGGTCGACGAGGTGCATGAACACCCCAGCCCGGAAGTGATCAACAAGCTCAAGGCGGGGTTTAAGCACCGGAAGCAGCCGCTCGCTGTGCTGATTACCAACTCCGGATTCGACCGGACGTCGATCTGCTGGCAGCAGCGGCAGCACGCCGAGAAGGTGCTGCACGGGGTCGTGACGGACGGGCGGTTCTTCGCCTACGTCTGCGCGCTGGACGAGGGAGACGACCCGCTGACGGATGAATCCTGCTGGCCGAAGGCGAACCCGCTGCTCGGTGTCACGATCTCGCACGAGTATCTGCGGCGGCAGGTGGAGAACGCGAAGAACATCCCGTCCGAACTGAATACGGTGCTGCGCCTGAACTTCTGCGTCTGGACGCAGCAGGAGACACGGGCGATCGATCTGGCGCAGTGGCAAGCGTGCCAGGCGCCGCCACCGGATGAGGAATTGGCCGGGGAGCCGTGTTATGGCGGGCTCGACCTCGGACAGACCGATGACATCTCGGCGTTCGTCACGGTGTGGCCACTCAGCGACGGCCGGATGGTCGTCAAGGCGCGGTTCTGGCTACCGGAATTGGCGCTCGAGAAGTATCCGCACCGGCCGTATGGCCAGTGGCGCAAGGCCGGCGTCCTCGAGGTGACGGAAGGGACGACGACGGATTACGACGTCATCGAAGATGCGGTGTATGACGAGTGCCGGCGGTGGGGCGTGCGCGAGGTGGCGTATGACAAGCGCTTCGCCGAGCAGATGGCCCAGCACCTGATGGGGCATGGGATCGCGATGGTGGACACGCCGCAGGGGTTCTTCCTCAACGAGTCGATTCGGAAGATCCTCAAGGCCGTGACGGATGGCGAACTGTGCCACGGGGAGAATCCCGTGCTGTCGTGGATGGCCGGGAACGTCGTCGTGCGGCACAAGGGCGAGCAGATCCGGCTGGATAAGGAGAAGGCGCCGGACAAGATCGACGGGTTTGCGGCACTGGCCAATGCCGTGGATCGCATCGTCCGGCACCCGCAGGAGACGGCATCGGTGTACGAAACCAGAGGGCTAGCCAGCATATGAGCGCACAGCAGGATTCCACGCCGTCGGTCTACGAATCGCGCGGGCTCGTGTCCGTGAAGGAGTTCGCGGTGATCGTGGGCCAGCACCCGCTCAGCGTCTATCGCCGCATTCGCGAGGGGCGCCAACCTGGGGCCGTGCGCGTCGGTGGCAATGTCCGCATCGACGTTAAGACGGCGATCCGGCCGGCTGTATAAGCGTGTATACACACGTCTAATCGCCTTCCCGCCTGCGTCCTCGCACACTACACAGTGAGGACTTGTCCACCAATTTCTACGCGCTGATCTCGCTCGCCGGCTACGTGTCGGCGGTCGCTGGGATCGCGACGAACTGGGGCGTCGGCTGGGCGCTTCTCGTCGGCGGCTGTGTGCTCTTCATAGCTGGCGGCCTGGGGTCGGCTCGTGAGGGTCAGTGAGAAACCCGTTTCGCGCGCTGTTCGAGAAGCGATCGATCGGGTCGTCCTATGACCTGCTCCAATACCTGACGCGCGGCGTCGCGAGCAGTAGCGGCGCCTCCGTGACAGAGGCGACGGCCCTGACCGTGGCCGCGGTTCTGACGTGCGTCTCGCTGCGGTCGCGTGCGCTCGCCAGCTTGCCCGTGCGGGTGTACGAGCGCCTAGACGATCGCAACAAGCGGCCCGCGCAGTGGCACCGAGCCGCCAAGGTTCTTTCTCAACCGAATAGTTGGCAGACTCGAGCGGAACTGTTCGGGATGCTCGAAGCGCATCGCGTGCTCCGCGGGAACGCCTTCGCATGGAAGAACATCGCGCCGCTGAAGGGCGGCGACGGTGAGATGCGGCCCGAGGTGATCGAGCTTGTCCCGATGCATCCCGACAAGGTGGAGATTCTGGACGAGGGGCCGGACTTCCGTGGCCCGTCAGCCTACCGCTACCACCTGAAGAACGGGCGGTATCTGGACCTGGCGCCCGACGAAGTGCTGCACCTCAAGGGGTTTAGCACGGACGGACTCAAGGGGCGGTCGGTCCTGCAGGACATGCGGGAAGCGATCGGCGGGGCGATCTCGACGCAGGAACACAGTAACTCGCTCTGGTCGCGTGATGCGACGCCGTCGATCGCGCTGCGCCATCAGAAGGTACTCAGCCCGCAGGCGAAGAAGAACCTCGAGGACTCGTGGGAAGCGACGTACGGGCGCACGGCCGAGAAGAAGCGCGTCGCGGTGATCGAGGAGGGGATGGAGATCCAGCAGCTCTCCCTGACGCCAGAGGACGGCCAGTTTCTCGAGACGCGCAAGTTCACGCGGGCGGAGATCGCCGGCGCCTTTCATGTGCCGCCGCACATGATCGGCGACACCGAGAAGTCGACATCGTGGGGAACCGGGATCGAGCAGCAGCAGATCGGTTTCCTCGTCTTCACGCTGCGCCCTGATCTGGTGGTGTGGGAGCAGCGACTGACGCGGGATCTGATTCGGCAGCCGGATCGGTTCTTCGTGGAGTTCAGCATCGAAGGGATGCTGCGCGGGGATCAGGCGGCGCGGGGCCAGTTCTACCGAGTGATGCGGGAAGTGGGCGCCTACAGCGCCAACGACATCCGCGCGTTCGAGAACATGAACCCGATCGACGGCGGGGACGTCTACCTTCAGCCGACGAACCTGGCGCCGCTCGGCTATGACCCCTCGAAGCAGCAGGCCGGGAGCACACAACCGTGAACGCTGATCGTCTGGTGGTGCCATTTGCCGTCAAGTCTCTGGGCGAGGGAGACGCGCGCACGTTCGAGGGCTACGGTTCCGTGTTCGGCGTGCTGGACAGTTACGCCGACGTCGTGGCGCCCGGTGCGTTCAAGCGGTCGTTGAAGGAACACAAGGCGGCCGGGCGGATGCCGGCGCTGCTCTGGCAGCACGACCCCTCAGCCCCGATCGGCGTCTACGACGAGATGCGCGAGGACGATCACGGCCTGTATGTCAAAGGCCGGTTGTCCGACACGCAGCTCGGACGCGAGGCCTACACGCTCCTGAAAGACGGGGCGCTGTCGGGGCTCTCGATTGGCTTCAATACGCGGAAGTCGAAGATCGACAACGAGACCGGGATCCGCACGCTCACGGATGTGCAGTTGTGGGAGACGTCGCTGGTGACGTTCCCGGCCAACGAGGCGGCGCGGATTACGGGCGTGAAGACTGACGGCGTGCTCCCGACGGAGCGCGAGTTCGAGCGGTGGCTGCGCCGGGAGGGCGGATTCACCGAGGCAGAGGCGAAAGCCATCATCGCGAAGGGCTATCGACAGGTGCGGCGGGAGGCCATGCCATCTGAAGAAGTCTGCGGCGAACTGGTCGCGCTGATCAAGCGGCGCGCATCACTCACCTAGCAGGAGATCAGAGCATGGAATTCACCGAAGTGAAGAAGGCGCTGGAGGAATCCAACCAGCTCTTCGAGGGGCAGTTGAAAGCGATCAACGCCAAGATCGTGGCGCTCGAGCAGAAGGGCGAGGCGGTCGATCCGCTGCTCAAGGAGTCGCGGGACAAGATCAACCAGGCGATCGAGAAGGCCAGCGAGATGAACGAGCAGTTCATCAAGCAGCAGGCCACGCTCAACCGTCTCGAAAAGATGGGCCTGGCGGGCGTCGAGGGCAAGGACAAGATCGAGGCCGAGACGAAGGCGTTCAATGCGCTGGTCCGCAGCAATGCGGCCTCGCAGTCGAAGGCAGCGCCGGCGGAAGTCAGCGTCTCGGAATACGAGGCGTACAAGAAGGCATTCGACCGCTACCTGCGTGCCGGCGAGAAGGGGCTGACCCCCGACGAGTTCCGCGCGATGTCGGTCGGTTCGGATCTGAACGGCGGCTATCTGGTCGATCCGGACAAGTCGGGCCAGATGGTCAAGAAGATTTTCGAGACCTCCGACGTCCGACGCTTCGCCTCGGTGCCGGG